TGAAGCCTTGGATTCCCTCGAATCAGATAACGACCCCGTGAAGTGGGACCGCGACACCCTGCGGCAGATCAAGGTGATCTATCGCGCCAAAACCCGAGAACTGAAGAGGAACGCATGAACGCATATTTGAGCCACCCAAGCCGCAGAGAGCGCGCAGCAACAGCAAAGAGCCGTGTAGAGGCTGGTGAGAAGCCGATTGCTCTTGCTGATGAATACGGGGTCAGCGTCTCTACCGTGTACCGCTGGATCTGGGGAGGGCAGAACAGCGGCCAACCCAGGAAGGTGAAACCGCTGGTCGAGGTTGTGGAGAAGGTCGCCGAGCCGGTCTATCGCCCAGCCAACAGCGTATTTGCATGGGGGGCGCAGGCATGACGGAAGAAACGCATCTCCTACTGCTGCGCATCGAGGCATTGGAACAGCGCCTTGCGGCCCTTGAAGCCGCCCAGCCAGAGCCTCTGGTATTCCCAACGATCGATCTTGGATTGGTGGAAGGCACGAAATGATGAACGACCGAGCAGAGCAGGCAGCAGTCCGCGCAGCAACCCTCTCAGACTTGCTGCCTCGCTGGCACAACTGGGGTAGGAACTACAAGGCCAACCAGCAAACTCCGCGCGATCCCATCTTTCGCAACACATCATCAGGCAGGGGATGGGACTCGACGGATGAAATCATCGAGGATGAGCTGATGGGCTCAACCATGGAGACGATCGATTTCCAGGTGAGCGAGATGCAAGACCCCTACAGGACGGCCATCTACTTCCTGGCACGCAACCTGGCAACAGGCCGGAGTGTGTGGCTCAGCAAGAGACTGCCGGAAGACCAGTTGGAGCGAGCAACCATCGTTGCAGAGGCTAGGAACATCCTCACTCGCAGACTCACGGCATGTGGAGTATTGTGAAAAACGAGAAGATTGACACATTGAAACAAGAGCCTCAGAATCGCGCTCGGTGGGCAGAGGTGCCTCCAAATTAAGCCGCTTCGGAGTGATCCAGGCGGCTTTTCTGTTTCGCCGGGCAGGCCAACATCCTCATCTGGTCTCTGTACCTAGGGGCCTGACCCGGCACCCCTTGTCTCCTGATTGGCGCAGTTGCCAGTCCTTAGCCCGCAGCCTTAACCGGCTCGCGGGCTTTTTTCATCGAACACGCCTGTAAGGCACTCGAAATCATGTCCGAATCCAACAAAGTAGTGAAGGCTAAGCCTCCTGCTGCCGGGATGGGTCGTCCTAAAGGCGTGCCCAACAAGGCAACGGGAATGGCTCGTGAGGCGATTGCAAAGCTCGTAGAGGGCAATGTGGATCAGTTGCAAGACTGGCTCACGCAGATCGCTGCAGACGAGAAGCAAGGGCCTGCTGTCGCCTTCAAGCTGCTGATGGACGTGATGGAGTACCACATCCCCAAGCTCTCGCGTGCTGAGCACACGGGCGCAGACGGTGGGGCGATCGATCACAGCCTCACGGTGAACTTCGTTGGCGTCAAGTGAACGTCGAGTTCCCGGAGAAGCTCCGGCCCATCTTCCTGCCGAACCGCACGAAGGTGGCTCACGGTGGGCGTGGGTCGGCAAAGTCTTGGGGATTCGCCCGCGCTTTGCTCATCCAGGCAGCGCAGAGCCCGCTACGGGTGCTGTGTGCTCGGGAAGTGCAGAAGTCAATCAAGGACTCGGTTCACCGGCTGCTGAGCGACCAGATACAGGCGATGGGGTTGGGAGGGCACTATGAGGTTCTCGACACGGAAATACGTGGGAAGAACGGTAGTCTGTTCCTGTTCGCCGGCCTTGCGACGCACACAGTCGAGTCGATCAAGTCGTTCGAGGGGGTTGATCGCTGCTGGGTGGAAGAAGCCCAGACGGTCACCAAGCGCTCATGGGACGTACTGACTCCGACCATTCGTAAGGATGGCTCGGAAATATGGGTCACGCTTAACCCGGACATGGAGACTGACGAGACGTACCAGCGTTTTGTCGCCAACGCTCCTGAAGGCTCTTTCGTCGTTCAGATGAACTGGCGGGACAACCCATGGTTCCCAATGGTGCTGGAGGTTGAGAGGCAGGAGACGCTCAGGCGTGACCCTGACAACTACCAGAACATCTGGGAGGGCGTACCTCGCCGCGTGTCTGAGGGTGCTATCTACCGCCACGAGATCGAGCGGCTGTACGAAGAGAACCGCGTTCGGCTGGTGCCGTATGACCCGCTGCTCAAGGTGCATGCTGTGTATGACCTTGGATGGAACGACGCTTTCACTATTGGGATGTTCCAGCGCTCATCGGCTGAAGTTCGCTGCATCGACTACATAGAGGACAGCCACCGGACGCTGGACTACTACGTTGCGCAGCTAGAGAAGCGCCCGTATCGCTGGGGGTTGGACTTCATCCCTCACGATGGACGCCAGCGCAACACCCAGACAGGCAAGAGCACCGAAGAGGCTCTGAAGGCGATGGGGCGGAATGTCAGGGTGCTGGAGGCAGACAACGTGGAGGAAGGCATCAAGGCGGCTCGCATGATGTTCCCCCGCGTCTACTTCGACAAAGACAAGACGGTCAGGCTTCTTGAGTGCTTGAAGCGCTATCAGCGGTCGATCAACGAGAAGACCCGCGAGCCCGGCCCACCACTGCACGACGAGTATTCGCACGGAGCCGACATGTTCCGCTATGCAGGGATGGCCGTCGAGATGATGAAGAACGACGATCACAGCGAGAAGCTGAAGTACCCATTCCTTGGGAATCGCTAACCAAACACACAAGGCAACGCAGTGATGCGTCCCTACGATGGCAAAACCAACACCACTATCTGACGACGATCTGAAGGCGCTCGCCAATAGCGAACTCCGTCAGGCCGTTGGCTATTTCGGTGGGAAGCTTGCCGATCAGCGCAGGAAAGCAGAAATCTACTACTTGGGCGAGCCCAAGGACGACCTTGCCCCGCCTGAGATTGATGGCCGCTCGTCTGTCGTTTCCACTGATGTGCGCAACGTCATCGAGTCGATGCTGCCTCAACTGCAGTCCAAGTTCTGCGGTGGTGACCAGGTTGTGGAGTTCGAGCCGGCATCGCGTGATGACGAGCAGAAGGCCACGCAATGCACCGATTACCTGAACTATCTGTTCCTGAAGAAGAACAATGGGTTCAAGGTCTGCTATTCGTGGTTCAAGGATGCGCTGCTGCAGAAGAACGGCATCATCAAGGTCTACTGGGATACGCGGGCTGAAGAAAAGCGCGAAGAGTACAAGGGCCTGAGTTCGGTTGAACTTGCTCAGATTCTGGAAGATCCCGAGGTAGAGCCTATCGAGCAATCGACCTACCCGGACGAGGAAGACGCCAAGCAGCGGGAAGAGGCTGTGCAGCACATGACGCAGCAGATGCAGCAGGCCATGCAGGCTGCTCAGCAGGGCGACCCCAAGGCTCAGCAGGCCGTCATGCAGATGCAACAGCAGTTGGCGCAGATTCAAGCTCAGCCTCCTGCCATGCTGTACGACGTTTCGTTCAAGCGCTCAATGAAGGGCGGGAAGCTGGCGATCGACAACGTTCCGCCAGAGGAATTCTTGATTTCTCGCGAGGCAAAGAGCATCGCAACGGCTCGGATGACCGGGCACCGTGTTCCGCGCACCCTGTCTGAGCTTCGCTCGATGGGCTACAAGAATGTGGACAACATCGGGTCGGATGACGCTGCGGCATCGTTGAATGCTGAGCGGATCGAGCGCCTTGGATATGACGATGAGTTCGCCTCGCTGGGCGTGCAGAACACATCTGGTGACGATTCGCAGACCGTTGTTTGGCTGAACGAGCTGTATATCCGCTGCGACTACGACGGAGACGGTATTGCCGAGCTTCGCAAGGTGGTGATCGCCGGGAATCAGTTGCTGGATAACGAAGAGGTGGATTGCTCGCCCTTCATCAGCATCACGCCTGTTCCGATGCCGCACAAGTTCTTTGGCCTATCCATTGCCGACCTGGCGATGGAGACGCAGAAGATCAAGACGAACACGATTCGTGCGATGCAGGACAACATGTTCCTGCAGGTCAACGGGCGCTATTTCGCTGTCAACGGCAAGGTGAACCTCGATGATTTGCTTACCTCTCGCCCTGGCGGGATTGTTCGAGTCGATTCCCCTGACTCAGTCGGAAGACTTGACCAAGGTATGGGCGACATGGGCTCAGCCTCCAACATGCTCGAATACCTGGAAATGGACATGGAGCAGCGCACAGGCTGGACACGTTATTCCCAGGGTAACGACTCCAAGGCGCTGAACCAGACCGCTACGGGCGTGCAGATCATCACGAACAAGGGTGATATGCGGGTGGATCTGATCGCCCGCAACTTCGCCGAGGGGTTCCGTGAACTGTTCGAGATGATGCTGAAGCTGATCAGCCAGCATCAGGACAAGAAGGTGGAGATCCGGGTTGCTGGTCAGTGGGTGGACATGGATCCGAGGGAGTGGCGCAACAAGTTCGACGTGAACATCAACGTTGGCTTGGGCATCGGCTCCAAGGATGAGCAGGTTCAGAAGCTGATGGCTCTGGGTGAGCAGCAGGCACACACGCTGGCGATCGGTGTTGCAACGCCAAAGAACATCTACAACCTGCAGTCTGACATTGCCAAGCTGATGGGCCAGCGCGACCCGGACAAGTATTTCAACAACCCCGAGAAGAACCCGCCTCCGAAGCAGCCAAACCCTGAAGAGATGAAGATTCAGGGCCAGATGCAACTTGAGGGGATGAAGCAGCAAGCAGCCGCTCAGGGCAAGCAAGCAGAGATGCAGGCCAACGCCCAAATCGAGCAGATGAAGACGCAGTTTGCTATGCATGCTGCAGAGGCTGACCGGGCGCACGAAGCACAGCTTGAGCAGATGAAGATGCAGATGCAGGCTGAAGTTGACGTGAACCGTCAGCGCTCGGAAGCAGAGCAGAAGACGCTGGAGATGCAGCAGCAAGCCCAGTTGGAGCAGTTGAAGGCTCAGTATGCCGATGCAGCCCACGCTCGCGAGCAAGCCCTGAAGTGGGAAATAGAGCAACTGAAGTCGGCCACGTCGATCAAGGTTGCCGAGATTGGCGCTTCGGTGAAGGTTCACGACACCATCACGAAGGCCGAGACGGCTGCGAACACCGCTGAATTGAGTTCTGCGACGACCTTGCAGACATCCAAGGACAAGGCGCTCCCCATGAAGGAGAAGCCTGCTGCCCCGGCTCCTGCACCAGCACCGGACAACACCGCTGCTCTGACCAAGGCTGTATCGGCACTGACCGCCGCAGCCGAGAAGATGAGCCAACCCCGCAAAACAGTGGTTCACCGTGATGAGAACGGGAAGATCACGCATTCGACACAGGAATGACGATGGAACCGCTGATCTACACGACCAAGGGCAACGTGCCCGAATCGACGCTCAACTACGCGCACGAGTGGATCGACACGCCCGATGTCATGAAGTTCATCGAGCGCTACACCGACAAGGCATCGGGCGAGATCGTCAAGGAATCGTGCCACGTCTACCTCAAACGCGGGATGTTGGCCGAAGCCAGCGCCTGCAACCTCGGATAAGGGAATCCCATGGCAAACACACAAGCCCTCGCAACTTCGTTCAAAGCAGAGATCCTGCGCGGTGAGCATCAACTTGGCGCTGCTACGCTCGTCTCGCGGACCAGCCTTACCGCACCCACCACGGACACGCTCAAGGCGGCTCTCTACCTCGCCACGGCGACGGTCAACGCCACCACGACCGCCTACAGCGCGACCAACGAGGTGTCCGGCACTGGCTACACCGCTGGCGGCATCACCGTGACCAACGCCACGACGCCGACGACCTCGGGCACTACCGGCTATTGGACGCCTTCGGCCTCCTTCGCCTGGACGACCGTGACCCTGGCAACCGCCTTCGATGCGGTGCTGGTCTACAACTCGACCCAGAGCAACAAGGCAATTTCGGTGCATACCTTCGGCTCACAGACTGTGACCGCAGCGAACTTCACGCTGACCATGCCGACCAACGACGCGAGCAATGCGCTAGTCCGCATCGCGTAAGGGGGCCTTGTGGCCCTCAGCGTCCCCAATCAGGTAAAGGTCAGCTACAACGGGCTTTCAACCGCCAACCTGCCGACCATTACAACCACATCGGGCAGTACGCTCGTGGTGGGGGCGAATCGTCAGAACGACGGCTCTGTAGCGTTTGCGACTACAGCGGTTAGCGACAACAAGGGCAACACCTACACAAAGGTGCTTGCCTCGGATGCCACGGTCACGACAGACATTGGCATCAACGCTTGGGTTTGCTCCAACATCGTTGGTGGTTCCGGGCACATCATCACGGTTACTTTCACCGCAGCAAGCTATGGCTTTGCGGTGGCGACGGAGTTTGCAGGCGCTGCTACTTCATCGCTGGACACTGGCAGTGTCAACTCAGCATCCAGCACGCTAGGCCAACCCTTCGCGGTTACCTCGGGTGTGCCGGCGCAGGCGAACAACGGTTTCTTCAGCATCTGCTCGAGCAACGGCGGTTCGAACCCCAACACGCACACAGCGTCCGGGTTCACGACGATAGGCGAGCCGGACGGGAACAACTACTGGCCCGGTGCAGCGGGGTATCAGCTAAGCACAGCGGGAACGGCGGTCACGGCTTCGTGGTCTGCAGCGTCCTCTGGTGGTGTGCGGCTGATCCTCGCAATCAAGGAGGGATCTGGCGGTGGTCCTGTCAGTGCTGCGCTAACAGGCAACGCAGCTACGGGCAACAGGGGCACAGTCTCTCCTGCGCTTGACAAGGGCGTAACCGGAAATGCAGGCACTTCGGCTGCAGGCAACACCACGCCAACGCTAGCGAAGGCGGTGACTGGCAATGCAGGGACAGGCGCGGTCGGCAATGTCGGCCCGAACGTCACGGTTGCACTGACCGGGAATGCGGCGACGGGCGCTGTCGGTACGGTTTCAGCAGGATCTGCGGCGACATTCGCGCTGACGGGTGTCTCTGGGACTGGCAGTGCAGGAACGGTTTCGCCGGCAACGTCCAAGGCGCTTACCGGGAATTTGGGAACTGGCTCGGCGGGCAGTGTTGCTCCGTCTGCAAGTGCCGGGATCACGGGGAACGCCGCTACAGGCTCTGTCGGCACGGTTGGCCCTGTACTGAGTGGTCCGATTGCAGGCGTCGCTGGCGCTGGTTCTAGTGGCTCAGTGGGGCCTGCTGTGACGGTGGCGCTCTCTGGCGTCTCTGGTACTGGTGCAGTCGGCTCGGTTGCTGCGGTAACGGGTGGCGTGATCGCTGCTGCTACGGGAGTTGGCGGGGCTGGGCAGGCTGGATCGCCTGGTGTTGCGGTCACGATCGGTCTGAGCGGCGTTTCGGCCTCTGGTATCGCAGGGGATGTGTCGCTGCCTTCGTCTGGTGGTGGAAATGCGTGGGGCAACAAGAAGAAGACCCGCGCACAGGTTCAAGCAGAGGTGAACGCGCTCAATCTGCAGATCATGAAGGCTGAGATTGCCTCGCAGGCTGTAGAGATCGCCGAAGTGGTTGAGTACGACGATGACGAAGACGTTTTGATGCTGCTCCTATGAAACCAGAGTCCTTCCTTTCCTCGATGCGGTCATTCGACGCTGATATGAGCGCCTGCCCTGCTACCCGGAAGGCTCTGATTCAGATGCTGGAGTTGGTAGAGGCTACCCAAGATCAGGTCCGCGTGCTTCTGGAGACGAACAAGAAGCTGCTGGACACCATCCAAATACTGAAGAAACGATGACCATCGAACAACGCGTCTACAACGGTGACCGGGCTCGGGAAATTCTTGAGAACGAAGTGTTTCAACAGGTCTTTGCGGACCTCGCAACGGAGATTACAGAGCAATGGAAGAAGTCACCCGCAAGAGACGAGGAAGGCCGCCACGAGTTGTGGCTGATGCAAAGCCTGCTGACGAAGTTGCAGTTGATGCTGCAGACGACGCTGGACGACGGGAAGATGGCGCGAGTGGATCTGGAGCACAAGCGGACGCTGGCGCAGCGAGCCAAGTCCTTGGTTGGCATGAACTGACCGTGCTCGTCATGTCCAAGCACACCCGCGACCATCAGATTACGTGCCTCTGGCACCCGGAACCTGTGGGCGAAGTGCTTGAAACGCCACATCTCGGCAACATCCGCGTGAGTGTCGGCCCGGTGGGCTACATGCTCAACACGGGTGAGAAAGTTTCGTTATGAGCAACGTTGTACGGAATGCGGTACTTGTTCAGCGAAAAGAACTTGCTGACACCGCCAGCCTCTTGAAGTCGCAATGGCAGGAAGTGAAAGACAACCTGCAAGCCCGCCAAGCAGAACTTAACAGAGCCCAAGCAGACATCGCAGAGATTGACGCTTGGCTCTTGGCAAATCCCGCAATCTAGCGTTCGCCCAACGCGCATAGACAGCCCTCTCAGGAGGGCTTTTTGTTGGGCAGCCCAGCGCAGTGATGCGTCGGCATAGGAGAAACCGTGGACACGTCATCGACACCCACCGAAGCAGGTAGCCTGGACATCAACCAGGCCGGAGCAGCATTTGCCGCAATGCTTGACCCCGTAGAGCCCCCGAAAGAGGGCGCGGAACCTGTCGCATCAGCAGAGCCGGCTGAAAAGCCTGCCGAGCCCAACGCGAAGGAAGAAGGGGGAGACCCCGAACTGTCTGTGGAAGAGGGAAATGAGATCGTCACCGTCCTAGTTGACGGCAAGCCGGTCGAACTGACCAAAGCCCAGATCGCCGAGGCCCACAAGAGTGGACTAAGGCAAGAGGACTACACGCGCAAGACGCAGGAACTGGCCGACAAGCGGAAGACCGCAGACGCCGAGACCGCGAAAGCTCGTGAAGAGCGCAACAGGTACGCGGATGGGCTCCAAAAGGCCGCATCTCTGCTTGAAGCGCAGTTGCAAGAGCAACAACAGATCAATTGGGAGAAGCTCCTTGAGACTGATCCTGTTGAGTACCTGAAGCAGCAGCACCTGGCGCAAGCCAGACAAGCACAGTTGCAGCAGACCTACCAGCAGAAGCAGCATCTGGACGCTCAGGCCCAAGCCGAGCAACAAGCCGCTTTGAAAGAGCACGTCGAGAGTCAGCGAGCAGAACTGATCGCCAAGATTCCGGAGTGGAAGGACGAAGCAAAGCTGAAGGCTGGCGCTTCTGAACTGAGGGACTACCTGAAAACTCAGGGGCTCACAGAGCAGGAGATTTTCTCAGTCACGGACCATCGCGCCATCGTGCAGTCGTACAAGGCAATGAAGTACGACCAGATGATGGACAAGGCAAAAGCAGCCGCCAAGAAGATCGCAGCGACCCCGCAACGGGTTGAGCGTCCTGCTGGTGGCGAATCCAAGGGCGTCGACCGACGCACTGCGGACTTCCAGCGTCTGCAGAAGACCGGAAGCGTTGATGCCGCTGCGTCTGTGTTCGCAAACATGTTTTCCTAACGTCGAGAGACGCCGGAGTTTCAAATGACCGCACCTACCAATACGTTCCTCACGACCGCCGCAATCGGCAACCGTGAAGACCTGAGCGATACCATCTATCGCATTTCCCCCACCGTGACCCCGCTGTTGTCCATGGCTGCAAAGACCACGGCAACATCGACCCTCCACGAGTGGCAAACCCAAGACCTCGCTACGGCTGCTGCCAACGCGCAGGTTGAAGGTGACAACGCCTCTGCCAAGGTCGTGACGCCCACCGTCCGCTTGACGAACCGCACTCAGATCTCGACCAAGACGGTTGTGGTCTCTGGCACGCAGCAAGCCGTCAATTCGGCGGGCCGCAAAAACGAGATGGGGTACCAAGTGGCCCTCGCAAGTTTGGAGCTTAAGCGCGACATGGAATTCGGCTTGACGCAGAACGACGTTTCCGCCACTGCTCCCCGTCAATCGCGCGGCCTTCTGGGCTGGGTGGTGGACAACAACAGCAACGGCGGCGGCGCTTACGTGGCTGCTTCGTACACCGGCAACACCGGCCAGACCAACGGCACGCAGCGCGCTTTCACCGAAGCGCAAGTCAAGGCCGTCCTGCAGCTCCAGTTCACCGCTGGCGGCGAGCCGGACACCATCATGCTGCCCCCTGGCGCAAAGCAGACCTTCTCGACCTTCACCGGCAATGCAACGCGGATGGACAAGTCGGAAGACGCCAAGCTGTACGCCTCGGTGGACGTGTACGTGTCCGACTTCGGCGAGATCAAGGCTGTCCCGAACCGCTTCCAGCGCGTGCGCGATGTCTTCATCCTGCAATCGGACAAGCTGGCTGTCGCCTACCTGCGTCCGTTCACTTCGATCGACCTCGCCAAGACTGGTGACGCCGACCAGAAGGAACTGCTGGTGGAATACTGCCTGGAATGCCGCGCTCCCAAGGCTCACGGCGCTGTGTACGACATCCTCTGATAGACCATCATGGGCGTACAACTCAAACAACTCGGGGACGGCTCTGCCGGCCTTGAGGGCTCTGCGAACGGAGATGGTGGGTTCGTTCCCGCCTCTTTCATCTACACGGCTGCGGTCACCGATGCAACGTTTTTCGTTGCTGAT